AGGCTTGAACCAGTGGACTATTCAGCAGGTGACCACCACGCTGACGCAGGGTGTATCGGATATTACGGTAGGCGCTGACACCATTGATATTTTGTCCATAGTGGTTCGCCGGGACAACACGGATTATGGCATACAGCGTCTGAGTAGGGATGATTACATTAATATTCCGAATAAAACGCAACAGTCTAGGTCGTCACAATGGTTTCTAGACCGGTTAATTAGCCCTGTTTTGAAGCTTTGGCCCGTTCCAGACAATAGCACGGACCAAATTATATATAATCGTTTAGTCCGTCTAGACGACGCGGATTCGGCTACTAATACGTTGCAGATACCTTTTCGCTTCTACCCAGCGCTTGCCGCGGGTTTGGCATACTATATAGCTATCAAAAAAGCGCCGGACCGGATACAACTTCTTAAGGCGCTGTACGAAGAAGAGATGCAGCGTGCAATGGATGAAGACCGAGATAGAGCTTCATTCAACGTCGTACCTAGTTTAGCTTATTCCAGAGGTAGATAATGGGTAAGTTTGCTGTTGGCAAAAAAGCTTATGGCATTTCGGACCGTTCAGGCTTTCGTTACAGACTTAACGACATGCAGAAAGAGTGGACGGGTATGCTTGTTGGCAAGGACGAGTTTGAGGTAAAACAGCCCCAACTAAATCCTCGTCGCAAAGTTATTGACCCGCAAGCTTTACGAGATGCTCGCCCGGACAGGGTAGAACCTACGGTTGTCTATGCAGGTCTTCCTTTAGTTACCGACCCTAGCTTAGGCCCAGTTACGGCTTTTGGACAGGTTGGTAGTGTTACAGTAATAGGCACGGCGGCGGGTTCTGTAAATATAAATGTTTCAGGAGTAGGAGCCACAACTGCGGTAGGATCAGTAACAGTAACAGTGCCTGCCTTTACTACTTTGGCTATAACGGTGGCAAATCCGGGAGCAGGGAACAGATATTATGTAGGTGGTGTATTGCAGGCTACGATAACTTTAACCGAAGGTAGTACATACCGGTTAGATCAAAGCTCCGCCACTAATAATAGTCATCCGTTAAAGTTTTCTACAACATCTGATGGTACGTGGGGCGGCGGTTCGGAATACACAACTGGGGTTAGTTATGTCGGAACTCCGGGTACTGCGGGGGCTTACACACAAATAATTGTAACAACGGGCGCTCCTACTTTATATTATTATTGCTCAAATCACTCCGGAATGGGTGGTCAGGCCAATACGCCCTAAAGCTTAACGTTAGGATTATCTTATGAGTTTTACGTACGACGAACTTAAAACAGCGATACAGGATTATACGCAAAATCAGGAAACTAGTTTTGTAAACAATCTTCCGTTGTTTATTCGTGTGGCCGAAGAACGCATTTTAAAGAACGTTCAACTTACGCTTTTCCGTAAAAACGCTACGGCAAATACAACGACAAACAATCAATATTTAGCGGCACCTAGCGATTTTTTAGCGCCGTTTTCTTTGTCTTTTACGGACGGGAATAATGATAAAACTTTCTTAGATTACAAAGACGTAAACTTTATCCAGTCATTTAACACCGATTCGAGCACTACCGGAAACCCTCGGTACTATGCCTTATTTGACGTTAACAACTTTTTAATAGGTCCGACTCCGAACAATAATTACGTAGTGGAACTTCATTATTTTTATCGACCAACTAGTTTAACAGCGGGAGCGGGAAGCGGAACAACTTGGTTGAGCGAAAATGCCGAATTGTCTCTTTTGTACGGATGTTTGATAGAAGCCTATACGTACATGAAAGGAGAGCAGGATATTATGCAAGAATATGAAAAGCGGTTTACCGAAGCTGTTATTTCATTAAAGAACTTCGGTGAAGCTAAAGAAGTCACTGATGCGTATCGAACCGGACTTATCATTAGAGATAAAGCCTAAGATAAATTGTAAAAGACAGAGGAAACACAAATGGCTATTTCACAAGCTATGGCTACATCGTTCAAAGTTCAAATTCTTGGTGGAGACTTTGATTTTTCTTCGGGCACGTCGCAGGTCTTTAAATTGGCTCTGTACACGTCTTCAGCTACGCTAGGCGCAGCTACTACTGCGTATGCAACGACTAACGAAGTTTCGGGTACAGGTTATTCTGCCGGAGGTGCTGCGTTGACTATCTCAGCCGTTCCGGCTTCTAGTGGCACTACAGCCTTCTTGGACTTTGCTGACCTGACTTTTTCTACAGCTACTATTACTGCTCGTGGCGCTTTAATTTACTTAGCGAACGGTGGCACTAACCCTGCTATTGCAGTTCTAGACTTCGGTTCGGATAAGACTTCTACTGCGGGTGACTTTACTATTGTCTTCCCAGCGTCTGATGCGACCAACGCGATTATCCGCATAGCGTAGGCTACGTAGATGGCTGATGTTACGGTCCCACTCTCCGGTTGGGGATTTAGCACTTGGGGTACAGATTCGTGGGGCGAAGGTAATACCCTGCCGGTTGCTACAGGTGAACTAGGGACCGTAGGTGTTGTAGGCAACGCAGTTGTTGGTGTTACCGGCGTTGCGGCTACTAGCGCGTTAGGCACTGTCGTTCCTGAAATTCAAGGCCGGGTTGAAGTCAGTGGGGTTTCTGCTACAGGTGAACTAGGTACGCTTAGGTTCGATGTGGAAGTTCTGTTCGGTGGTTGGGGTCGCGGTTCTTGGGGGCAAGGTTCTTGGGGTCAGTCTTTAGGTTTACAGGCCACAGGTGAACTAGGCTCGGTTACAGTTCAAGAAGGCACGGGCGTATCGGTCACAGGTGTTCAAGCTGCGGTTTCGGTGGGTAACACTGTAGCCGGCGGCGAAGGCGACGTTTCGGTTCTTGGTAATGCCGCCGATGGACAGATAGGCACAGCAACTGTAGTTGGTAACGCGATCTTCTCTGTTACAGGCGTTGAAGGTACAGGCGCACTAGGCACCGCAGGTCCAATAACAACGGTAGACATAAATGTCACAGGCGTTGAAGGCACCGGCACAGCGGGCAACGTATCAATAGTCGGGGATTCCTCCCTCAATGCGAGCGGCCTACAAGCTACTGCTACACTGGGCAACATTACGGTCTTACTGCAACAGAACGTCAACGTCACCGGCATTCAAGGCACTACAGCACTAGGTGAGACCGAAGAAACAGGCTCTGCCGTAGTTAACGCCATTGGCGTACAGGCCACGGGTGAAGTAGGAACCGTACTGGTCTGGAGCCAGATAGTCCCTAACCCCGGCACTGCATGGACAAAGGTTCCCGTTACTCAAACCTCAAATTGGACGGATATAGCAGCATGAAAACAATAAACGAAGCCGCGACTAACGGTGATACAATAGACCCAAAACACGAAATTGAAGTGGTATGCGGTAAATGTGGTTACGATCTTGACGAAGCGGAGCTAACTGCCGATACTTGTGCTGACTGCGGTGAGACACTAAATTTGCGTCAGAATACAACAATTTACGCGACCACAATCCCTGCTGCTGGTGGCAGCACACTAGTTTAAGACTGGAGAAAAACGATGGCTACTTATGTAAATAACCTCCGGTTAAAAGAGATTACAACCGGCGATGAAGACGGCACTTGGGGCACCAGTACCAACACTAACCTTGAGCTAATCACTGACGGTTTTAGCTACGGCACGAAACAGATGTCGTCTGATGCTAACCAAACTTTCACTATGCCTGACGCTACGGCAGACGCTACTCGTGGTTTCTATCTAAGAATCACCTCAGCGGGTTCTCTTTCGACTACTCGTGAGGTAACACTTGGGCCGAATACTGTGTCCAAGGTTTGGATGATTGAGAACGCTACTACCGGCGGTCAGTCTATTACAATCAAGCAAGGCTCTGGGGCAGGCATTACCATCCCCACTACCGAAAAAGCTATGATTATTACAGACGGTGCGGGGTCAGGGGCTGCGGTTGTTAATGCCAATCCCACAGTAGCGGCGGGAGGTCTTTCGTATGTTGCGAAGACAGCCAACTACACCGCTTCAAACTTAGAAGGTGTTCTAGCTAACACTTCTGGCGGCGCTTTTACTGTTACCCTGCCTGCCTCTCCAACTGTTGGGGATCAGGTGGTTATTGCTGATTCAGGCAATGTTTTTGGTACTAACAACTGTATAGCAGGTCGTAATGGCTCAACCATCGAGGGAGCCTCTTCTGACTTAAACCTCGATATAAACGGTGTTAGCGTTCAGTTTGTTTATAGTGGATCGACTTGGGAAGTTTACTCTCAGGTAGGTGGTAATGGTGGAAATGCAGTAACTCTTACTGGCACACAGACTTTAACTAACAAGACTATAGCGTTCGCTAGCAACACGCTTACTGGCGTAGCAGGAACGACAGCAACGCAGACCCTCACCAACAAGACCTTAACTGCTCCTGTTTTGACTGCTCCGGTTTTAGGTACACCCGCTTCCGGAACATTGACCAACGCAACTGGCCTGCCTCCTGCGGGGGTAGTAGGCACTGCGGCGATACTTGGTGCTAATACTTTTACTGGTACGCAAAACTTAGCAGATAACACGCTGCAAAGAGCGAACCTCCTCGACTACGCAGAAATTACTAACGCCATTGGCAATGCTACAGGTGCTAAGACGATTGACTTAACACTGGGCAACTCAGTCACAGCGACTACAACTGGTGCTACGACTTGGACGTTCTCTAATCCAACCGCAAGTGATGAGCTGTGTAGTTTTAGTATCAAGTTAGTCAACGGTGGCTCGGCAGCACAGACATGGCCTGCCTCGGTTGATTGGCCTTCGGCTACCGCTCCTACACTCACCACATCTGGCACTGACGTTTTGGTATTTATTACCTGTGACGGTGGTACTACTTGGTATGGTTTTGTCGCAGGACTCGCTCTAGCGTAGAGGATTTAAAATGCCAAGTAATAAGAAATTACTACAAGCAGCGGCAGGTAATGCAGGTGAGTCTGTGTACGTTGAGGATGTCTTCTCGACTTATTTGTATGATGGTAATGGCTCTAATCGCTCTATTACTAACGGTATTGACCTTGCGGGTGAGGGTGGGTTGGTTTGGATTAAAACAAGA